ATATATATAGTAGCAAAACCATTTGTTTAGGTATTTTTCAATTGGGGCGTGGTAGCTCTCGCTATTTATAAGTGCCACAGTGTCCCCCTTTTTTGCTAAGTAGTAAGTATGTCCGTCTATTTTGTATCTTTTGAAAGTTGTTTTCATTTTGATTATTTGTTAAGATTTAAAAGATTTTGCATAGTTTATTATTTCGTCGAGCCATTCCTCAACGTCTGCATCCGTTATATTTTCGAAGTTTTCCCCATTATCTAAGTACCAGTCCGCCTTCTCCAGTCATTCAACTATATTTTGTACGCCCCAAAAGTCCATTTGCCTTGCCTTGTACTCTATACAGTCCATTACTGTGTCAAAACCCACCATTTTATATTCTAAGTCCTCAAAAGTTCCCATCTGTGTGTCATTTTGATATTCTATAAGTAAGTTTTTTATGGTTGGGATGTCATTTTCCCAAACCCCATTGTTTTTGAGTTCCTCCAACTCTCTGATAAGTTTTTTTAGTGTCATTTTTGCCATTTTGATTATAAGTAAGTTATAAAAAATTTTTTTTATTCTTCCTCCTTTTGTTTGTTTTCTATTATGTCCTTTTGTTTCTTTATAATTTCCTCCGTTGTGTACCGTTCAGAGTTTCCCCTAAGTTCTTTTAGTTCTTTTATTATTCTGTCCATATTTTCCAACATTTCGAGCCTCCCCGCTCTGTTCTTTTTTCGTTTCTCTATCATTTCCTTTGTTCGTTCCATTTTGATTATAAGCTATAATATAAAAAGTCCTTTTTTTCTCTTTTGTCTGTTATGTTGTATTTTTTGTATAGAACGTATTGGATGCCCTCGCCAGTTCTTTTTTCTGTGGCGATTACATCCCCAAAAAAATTGTCAATATCTATTTTTTTTGCATTGTAAGTGATGCTGAAAACCTCTATATTTTGGAGGCTGTCAATGCTTCAATATTCCCCGCTGTTTTTGTAGTAGTGCCCCACAAAGTCAACGAGGCTTTTTTTATTTGGGGCGTAGTATCTGCAAAAGTCCCCACCTTCAACAAGTATGTAATTTTTCATATTTTTTGTAGTTAAGATGTAAATTTGTATTTTATAATAGTTTTAAAACGTTCCAGTCTATTTTTTGCCCCTCATTTTGTAATCTTTTATATTCGTTGTATGTTTCTGCGATTTCCCCAGCCCTTGCGATTTCGCTATAATATGGGGCGTCTATTTTGTAATACTCCAAAACGGCGTCCAGCGTTTCGCAACTGTCCGAGAATGTGAAGCCATCCAAGAAGGCAAATAGTTTTTGTGTGATTTTCATTTTTCTATAAGTAAGTAATAAAAAGTAGTTTTTTTGTGTGCGGTTTTCCCTTTTTGTTTCGTTTTGTTTGTAATTTTTAGCGTTGTTTTTTTGTTTGAGTGGGTAGTTGTTCCACTTTATTTTTGTGTGTGGCTTATTTTGTTTTGGTGTGTGGTAGTTCCTATCATTTTTTATAGTTTCTACTTGTTGGCGTTTTGTTCGTCCCATATAGCACGGCGAAGTCCTACCTCTCCGTACCATTCAAGCGATTTTTTTAGACTTTCGTCAATTTTAGCATCTGGTAAGAGTTCCAAAAAGTCCCGCCAGTTTTTGCTTGTTGGTTGTTTTTCTGTGTCGTTGTAGGCGTCAATTATTCTTTGGATGTCTGGGTATAGTGCCTCTGCAATATAGTCCCTCTCCCACGGTCAAAACTCGTACGCCTTCCCCGTTTCCTTGTTTTTGTATCACGCTATAATGTGTAGTCCTTTTGTCATTGTGTACCATTCCGTGCCAAACCAAAAGCAAATATTTTTGTCTGATAAAAGCCCGTCGAGCCGTTCCTTTACTGGTTGCCCGTCGTATGTTTTGCAATTCTGCAAAAATTCAAGTCCTTTTTTTGTCATTTTGTAAAGTGTAGAAAATAAAAGCCTATTTTTTGTGCTGCTTCTGTTGTATCTGTTTCTTGAGTTCCAAAAATTTTGCCACCTTCTCCAAGTGTGCCACAAGTTCTGCTTCTGTTTTTGTTTCGAGGTCGTGGGGCTGGATGCTCTCCAGCCGTTCCCGTTGGTTTTGTTTTTCCATTTCGTTTTGGTTTTAAAATATAAAAACATCAAAATGATGCTATTTTGTAGCCTCTGCATTCTCGTACTCCTCTATCATTTTTTCTATGAGTTCGCGACAAAAAGCGCGCCTCTCCTCTCGTGAATAGTTGCTCTCGTAGAATTTTTGCGCCATTTCGTCGTATTTTGTGGCGATGTCGTAAGGGATGCGCTCGCTTGCGTTCGTTCTATATCAAACAGTTAACCAGCGTCCCGCAACACAAAAAATGTCCTCGTTTCGTCAATATGTCCCCGCTGTGTAATAAACGCGGTTGAAAGGTTTCAAGAGGTAATTCTCGCAACCGTTCACACCTAAAAGCCCAAGCTCGCGGGCGTGTTTTTTTGTTGTTTGTTCTGTCATTTTTGCAATTTGTAGAGAATAAAATCACGGCATAAAACCGCTATTTTTGGAGGCGAAGGCATCCCCCGCCCCCTCAATAGCACCTTTAGGCGTATTTTTTTTCTGTGTATTCGTTTCCCTCTGCTGTTTCTGTTTCTATTTGGTGGCATTCGATAGCTTTTAAAATCTGCTCCTTTTTTGTATATGTAGCGTCCGTGTCGTAGTCTATAAAATCTCGTAAGTATTTCGCAGTAGTACGAGAGCTGAAGGCATATAGGTCGCCGTTTTCGTTAGTGTAGAACACAAAACGTCCCGTTTTTGTGTTGTAAGTAGCTATTTTGCATTCGTACGAGTAGAACGTTCTTAGAGTTCCATTTTTTAAAACGCTCTGGTTTTTTGCTAAGTTTCTTGTAGTTTCCATTTTTTGTAATATGTAGAATATAAAAGCAAGCCCAAAGGCTCGAAGGTTGGAACATCCCAAAAGATGCCCCAAAGTTTCGAACGTTTACGCCCTGATAGTTGCAATTTTTAAAAATTCCTCTTTTTTTCAGTTCAAATTTCCAGTATATACTTTCACTACATACTCTTTTTTTCACGAAACTCTAGATATTCTCAAATAGTTAGTTCAATTAAAGTTGTAGAAGTCGAACTTGTAAGTCTTCCCTCAGACTTTCTCGATAGTGTTTCCCATCTTTGCAATATGTAATAATATAAAATGTCGGCGGGGCTGTGTGTGTGGTAGTTTGTGTGTGTGGTAGTTTGTGCGGTAGAACCTCAAGCGGTAGAACCTCCAACCCTCACCAACAACTAATTATACACAAACGCCCGCAATTTGTCAAATTTCGAGGGACTTTTTTCGCCGTGAGTTTCACCAGTTCGGAACTGTGAAACGCCAAACCTTCAACCCTTCGCCCATCTAATTTATAAAAAAATCGATACTAAATGCAAGAGAAAAATCAAAAAAAAGTATTACAAATTCAAAAAATAAAATTACAATAGTTCAAAAGCCGTATCCATTCAAGAGCCTTTAAAAAATAAAAAATAAGGGGCGCAGACGTTTCGAGCTGAACTATAAACAGCCCAACCCCAAAATTTAAAAACTTGCATATTGGAGACGGTATAAACTGGCAAAACTCTGCAAAATGCCAAAAACAGAAACCAACCAACCGCCCAAAAATCAGAAAACACCCAAACCATAAAAACCGCCAAAAGCTCAAAACCTCCACGCCTTACAATATAAAAACCTCCTAAAATGCCACAGCCTCAAAAACCAACACCCACCAAAAACCATCACACCATAAAAACAGCATCACATAAAAAACCAACCAGCCAAAAAATATCACGCCCTAAAATTAACAGCCCCAACAAAAAACAGCCCCCAAAAATTACTACACCACCAACACAACAGCATACCATATTGTAATATAAAAAAACTATATACTATACACTATCAAACCACATCAAAACGTTAACATTCGAACTACTACGAAAACCTTGTATATATAGCATACTTTCTTTTTTGCTGTAATTTTAGCCAAAAAAGAAGCATCGGAGAAACCACGAAAGCCCCAAAGCCCCCACCCTGTCAATAAAATTTTTGACGTGTGAGTTTCTTCAGTTCAGCACTGGCTGTAAAAAAAATTTTTGACGGGTGGAGGAGGGGTAGCAACCCAACGAAATGGTGAATAATTGTAATAGTATACTACCGCACGCACCAAGCAAATTTCCAAATAGTTGGTAAAAATGCCAACTTTTTTCAAAAAGACTTGCAATAGTAAAAAATATCAGTATAAAAAGGTTGGTAAAAATGCCAACCACATTTAATAATCATAATTAGTACCTATGAAAATTTACAACCAAAATTCGCTAAGAATTTATAACAAGAAATCGGACATCTTAGTAGATTTAGGGAAGGATAAGAAGGATACGAAATACCTAGATAGGGCTATTGAGCGTGGAGAGGTATTAGAATGCTGAGGATATTATATAAAGAAGGACGATTTATTAGCAGAGGCTATGAATATATTAGTTGTAGAGAATAAACAGCTTAAAGAAAAGGTTGAGAGTTTTTCAGATATTTCAGAGAAATTAGAGGAAGCTAAGGCTAACGAGGAGTATTATAAACAAGAAGCTGAGGAGAGCAGGGATAGATTAGTTGCGGCTGAGAGTATATTAGATGAGCTTAGAGCTAAAGGGTTTAATATTTGATATGCAAATGAGTAATTTAATTTCTAACCAAATATAATGGCTGAGTTTTTAGACACAAGTAACAAGAACAACCACGCAGGAGTGGAGAGGAGAGAAGCTTCAGAGAGAGCTGAGGCTATCTTAAAGTTAATCAATGAGTATAGATTGTATTCTCATAGGTTTGAGAGCCTACCCACTTGGGATGTATTAGAGTTTCTGAGCAGATTAGAGAAGGAGTTATTTAATAGATTTGGGGAAGATGTAGAGAACGGAGAGATAGATAAGTTAAGGAATGAGTATTTCTTAGTCTTTGGTAAGAAACCTTTTATGGCTTGGTGAGTAGAAGATTTAAAGAAAAGGATAGAACAAGGAAAACCTGTGGAGATTTCAGAAAAGACTTTACATTCTAAAAAGAGTAGATGGAAATAAAAAGAGAGAACGCACCTAAAAGATGACCTAATGAGAAGACTAAGAATTTGGTTGGGACTAGAGAGATTATTAGGGACTGAAAGCCTTGAAGCTGAAAGTATAAGTGACCTGATAGATTAGCTGTAAAGAAAGGTTTAACAGAGAAGCAAAAGGCTTTTGTAGATGAGTATTTACAGTCACATAATGCTACTGCTGCTTATAGAGCTGCTAAAGGCACTTTAGGGAATAGGGAAGAATGGATAGATAGTGATAGACCTAACTGAATGCAGATGAAGAAGGTAGAGAAGGTTAAGGAATATCTTATACAGAAATTAGCAGATGATGCTGAGTTATGTTTAGAGTTACAGATGGAGATGATACAGAATGAGGATATACCAGCAGCTGTTAGAATGGACTGAATAAAGGATAGGCTTAATAGATTATGAGTAGGAAAGCAGAAAGAGGAAAGCACAGACTTTACTGGTATCTGAGAAGTTACTATTACTATTAAACATAAACAACCTACTGTAGTGGAGGGAGAGGTAGTAGAAGCAGAAGATTTAACTGATAAACCAGAAAAAGATGGCTAAACTATTCGAACCAAACTTTGAGATGACAGAGAAGCAAGCTGTGTGCTGGGAATTGCTTACTGATAATGTACATAGAGAAATAGGATATTGATGATGAGCGTGAGGTTGAAAGTCTTTCTTATGAGTTATGTGGCTACGGTATAATTGTTGGAAATACCCTTGAACAAGATGGTTTATCTGACGTAGAGAGTTATCTAATCTTATGAAAACTACCGTAAATTCTTATTACAAATTAGGGCAAATATATAATATACCTACTAAATTTATGGGTAGATTGGATAAAAAGTACAATATATTTAGATTTGATAATGGTAGCGAGATACTGCTTTTAGACTGTGCTACACAGCCTTGAGACCCATTATTTACTAGATTTGGTTCATTAGAGCTTACTTGAGGTTTCATAGATGAGGCGAATGAGATAGATGAGAAGGCATTTGATATTCTAAAAACACGTATAGCCAGACAAAAGAATAAGGAATATTGAATTATACCTAAAATGCTTTGTACCTTTAACCCAGACCAGTGACGAGTTAAGAGAACATTCTATACACCACGAAAAAGTTGAACATTACCAGAGCATAGAGCATTCGTGCCAGCTTTAGTTATGGATAATGATTATGTTGACCCAGAATATGTAACACAGCTTAAGAACTCTAACGATGAGATTACTAAACAAAGGCTTTTATACTGAAACTTTGACTGGTCTTGAGATGCTTGAAAGCTATTTAGACACGATGAGATAGAAGACTTGTTTGAAACTAATGTAGAAAAGAAAGATACAACTTATATATCAGTGGATGTTGCTAGGCTTGGAGATGATAAGACTGTTATTTGTATTTGGAGAGGCTTAGAATGTATCAAAATTCTTCATTATGATAAGAATACTATTGATGATATAGCCAATAGGATAAAGGACTTAGAATACTCTTATAACGTATCTAGACATAATATAGTAGTAGATAGTGACTGAGTTTGAGGTTGATTAGCCGATTTGCTTAGAGGTTGTACAAACTTTGTTAATAATTCCAGACCTTATAGATTTGAGCCAGAGAAAAAGGGGCTTATCCTTAGGAACTATGCTAATCTAAAAGCTCAATGCTACTTTAAGCTAAAAGAAATGATGGAAAAGAGGCTTATAAGGGTGTATGCAGACTGAGTAATTAGAGATAAACTCTCTGAAGAACTAGAAAACATCTTTATAAGCTGAATAGATACTGATGGAAAGGTAAAAATAGAGGATAAAAAAGACCTCAAAAGAAGGATAAACCGTTCTCCAGACTTTGCAGATGCTATTATGTTTAGAATGATATTCCTAGTTCAAGAAACAGAAGCCAATAGTGAAATAATCACTTGAACTTATGAAATAGATTACGACAGTATTCTATACTAGAATATAGAAATATGTGTAGGGAAGTCTTTAAGGCTTCTCTTTTCTTTTTTGGCAACGGTACTAACTGGCTTTTCTGTACGTAATTTCTTCATTTCGTTTTTACTAAACACAGTATCTTTATCATCTGGGTTAATTACAGCGTTGTTTATAATCTTAATTGCCTCGTTCATTGGTATAAATTTATCATATTTACCATCAACAAACCTTTCCACTAAAGGTATAATCATTACAGTTCTTCTACCATACTTAGCTAGCTTAGCTCACTTTAATTTGTATCTAATCATTGGTATATAATTATGGGATAAAACGATAGGTGCAAAAAATGCACCTCAAATTGATTATGGAAAACTTTTCCGGAGTACACCGGCAAACCGTGCCGGTCAAACTAACATTTGAGCGGCAAAATTTGCCGACGTAGATATATATATAAGATATAGAAAAAGATATAGTCAATTTGTTCGTTTCGCTATCGCTACACTCACAAAATTGACTTGAGGTTTTTCTTTAGTTTGCACTAAACTAGTTGTGTGTTGCATACCTAAACAAAATCAAATTAGTTTATAAAAGACAAAGAGAACGACACCGGCAAAATTTGCCGGTCAAATTAAAAATCTTTAGATGGATATAAATCTAAATCTGCAATTTCATAATTGTTTCTTCTCTTTACTCCTCTACGATATACAAAAATTAGTCAATTTTCCTCTAAAGTATTTAGAGCATTCCTTACACTCCTTTCAGAAATGCGTAAATCAGTAGCAATTTGTTGCTCTGATGGATAAACTCAATTATTGCCTGTTGCGTTAGCTAAACACCACAGCCTAGAATATACAGCAGCCTCAAAATAGCTGTATCAGTCGTCTACCATCTCCAAATTGATAGAAACTCTTGTCCATTTGGTACTCATCTTCAAAACGTAAAAAGAAATAAATTAGTTGGTAACCAGCCAAACTAAAAAGACCTAGTAGGATGCGAACTACTAGGTCTTCTTAGTCTGGTTAGGATATTTATTTCCATTTACGACTGTGGTTATTATAGCTCGCATCTCTATAACAGCCTATTATATAATCAAAAGTTTCCAAAAATCAAGAGAAAAACCAATAAAAACAAACAAAATAATCAAAAAGTCAAATGATAATACAAAAGCACATTTGAAAACTCTAATATTATACTTATTCAAGAGAAGAAAATAAAATTTATATTCCATATTAGGAATGGTTGATTTAACACAAGAAGACAAAGATAAGTTATTAGCTCAAATTGATAGAGAATATCAAGAGGGTTTTGATTATGTTGTTAATAAAAGGCAACAGTATAGAGATAGAATAATCAGATGGAACAAACAAGCCAAAGACCCTAACAAAATCAATATCAATATGACAGCTAATGCTATTGATACACTTATCGCTAGTAGTTATACAGACTGACTAACAGTAAATTTCGCTAGTGCAGATGGTTGGATGTCAGCAGATAAAGCTGATAATCTTAACTATATGGCAGAATATGATAACAACGAACAAGATTATCAACAGTTATACTATCAGAAGGAACAAGATAGATACTTTTTCTGAGTAGGTATAAGATATAGATATGGTTGGGATGATATTAGGAAAATGCCAAAGTTTATGGTAATAAATCCTATGAGTTGGATACCAGACCCTATTCCTAGCCAGATTTGAAACTTTGATGGTAGTGGATACAGATTTCATTGATTTGAATTTACTACTACAATTATGGAGTTAATATCTGATGGAACATACGATAAAGAGGCATTAGATAAGGTAGTAGGAAGTTACTTTAGTCCAGAAACACAGCAAAACTGGGTAGCTTATGCTAGTGCATATAACTATGTAATGCCAACGTGTTGTGATGAGCTAAAAACTAACTTCTCATTAGATATATACCATCACTTTACTAACTTCAATGGTAAGAAATATATAGTAAGTCTTACTAATGCTAGAAGAACAGTATTAAGAATAAAGGAATTAGAGCCAGTATTAGAGGAAGAAAAGAAAAATCCAAAGATAATAGAGTTTCCTATCATACTAAACTACTGGAAACCTAGAAGAAATGACCCATTTGGAGAGAGTGTATGTGATAAACTAGATGATAAACAGATAGCAAAGACAATATTATTCAACTTAAACATCATAAAAGCTAAGAAAGAGGCATTAGGAGGAGATTTCATTTGGAACTCAAGACTAATCAAGAACAAAGATGATATATTAAAGCCTACAACTAATGGAAGAAATATCTTTGTAGATACTATGGAGAACTTGCAGAATGTAGGAATGGAGATACCTAGAAGCCAAATCAAAGCCGATAGCCTAAATATGATAACAGCATTAGAGAATGAGGCTATGCACGATACTAATATTGATAGTTTACAGCAAGGTATCGTATCTGGAGGAAGAACAACAGCCACAGAAAGCCAAATAGCACAAGCTAACTCAAATATTATCTGATTATTGAACAATAAAGTTAATGCTTGGTGAGATAAGAGGTTTTGGTTTGAGTGGTGGAAAGGTTATCAAGAGAATTTTAGTGAAGTAGATGAGAAAAGTGCAGTAATAGTAAGCAACTTTGAGATAAAAAGCCTTACTCTTAAAAAAGATGACTTCTTTACTAGACAGATACCACATATTATCTTATGAACTAAGGCAGATTTACAGAGTAAGAACGAAAAAGAGCAGATATTCTGGGATAAATATCTCTGAATGATGCTAAATAACCCATCTACACCAGAAGTAAGCAAGAGAATAGCTACAAGAATGTGTTTAAGGTGTAATTGAAAGACGCCAAATGAGATAAATGTGCTAGTACCACTAGAGAATGATGAAACAGTGGCAATGACATTTGTAGGAATGCTAAATAGGGACAAAGTACCACAGTCAATGTTTAGTTATCCACCAGAGTATCTAAGAACTTTCTGGGTATATTTCCAGAAAGCAGAGAATACAAAGGCAAAAGATGTAGTCTTACAAGCATTAAGGAATGCAATGATGAGATTACCATTACAGCAACAGCCAAATCCAGCCTTTACAGAGATGGCTAATAGCTCTAGTAATATAGCAATGAGCCAAGCTCTACAGTGAGGTGGAGATAAGCAAATCACATCAAGGCAAGATTTAATCCCTTGACAGTGAAGTGCCACAGCTAGTTCAATTATTTAGTTCTTAAGAGAAAGAGAAAATGGCTACAAAATCTAGCAAAACTACATTAAAGAAAAGCAGACTTTGAGCGGCTAAAGAGGCATATAAAGCTGCAAGCAATAATTACACTAATCAGTTAAGCAAGAGAGAGAACAACCATTTAAAAAATCAAAATCTCCTTGCCAAGAAGGTGTGAGCCGAACAAAAGCTAAAGCAGGAAGCTGAAAGAGCAAAAAAGGTTTACGCAGACAACAAAAACAAACTCAAATCTTGAGCAGTCCCAGCATATGTTTCATTGAAAGGCGTTGTTAGGAATAAATGAATGAAGAAATCAGATGTTAAATGAACGATGTCAGAACAAAGAAATAGATACTATAATGCAATGGTTGATGCAGATAAAGCATTAGATAGGGTAAATAGGGCTTGAACAAGAAAAAATGAAAGAGCTTATGCAGAGCAGGCATACTTTAAGGCAAAAGACAGTATGAAGGCTGCTGCTAAACAATATAACTCATTAAAAAAATTAAAAAAATAATCAGATTTATATCTTAACCTAATCAGAATGAGATTATTCAAAAAGAAAGAGAAAAAGGTGGAAGTAAAAGAGGAAAAAGAGGAAAAGGAAGAAATAAAAAGTCCTAGTGCAGAGATGGCAAAAAAGATACAAGAGTTAATGAGGAAATAGTTTTATATCCTATGTATATAACAATGGCATTAAAGAAAGAGGTTAAAAGAAGATATTGGAACTTACCTTCTGTAGATGAATTGAAGGCTTTGATAGTTTCATACTTCTTGGGAGATTAATCAGATTTATATCATAATATTAAAAGAATGAGGGAATTAATTGTAAAATTAGAAGCTCTAAAAGAGAGCAAAGAATGGGAAAAGGCTGTTCAGAAGTTAAAAGAATGACAGAAAGAGCAGAATGAATACCTATTAAGAGATAGTGAAGATGAAAGATACTCTCCACTATACTCAGAAGCAGACCTTATCAAGAGAGAAATCAACTTTATAGATAAGTTGATAGACAATATCAAAGTAAAGGATAAGGAACTGAAAGAAGCTCTAATATCAGACTTAGAGAAATCTAAGAAATGGAGAATAGATAGGCTCTTATGAAAGACACACGAGTATAAGCTAGAAGCTATAATCGAATGAGATGCCTATAGTATAGAAGATATGTATAGAGCAGAGAATTGGTGGATAGAATGCTTTGATAATCTACCAAACAAACTTGCAGAGGAACTGAAAGTAAAGGAAGTAGAAGTAGAGGGAATGAAAGAAGCAGAAGTGCAGGAACAAATTGATGCTCTAAGTAATTTAGAGATTTAATTAGATACAAGTCGAGGGTATTATATTAGTAGTGTAGTCAGATTTAATCGTGCCTTTAATGAAGATTATGCTACCAAATATAATTGTAACTCCTTCGCCCTAGTATAAGGCACATTTTATACTTTAATAGTTACGATTATGGCAACACAAGATGAACTAATCCAAGCAGAATTGGATGGAACTATCGAGGAGTTGGAAGCTAAAGCTGACGAGCAAGAAGCAGAAGAAACTCCAAACGAAAAGGTTGAAGAAACCGAAGAAGTAGAGCAAACTACTGAGGAGAAAGTAGAACAGCCAAAGGAACAACCTAAAGCTGATACTACAACTGAAAAACAAAGTTCAGTAATGAAACTCCTAAAACAAAGGAACGAAGCAAGAGCAGAAGTAGAAAGACTACAAGCTCAAGCTAAAGACACAGCAGACCTAGAAGCTAGAATTAAAGAACTAGAAGAAGGTATCGCTAGTCAAGAATTAGAAAGAGAGGCTGCAAAAGAGAAAGCCGACTTCTATGAGAAATACCCTAACGCTAAATGACACGAAGAAGGTATTGAGAAGATAAGAACTGAAAAGGACTTATCGTATAGTGAGGCATTTCAATTATATGCAGCACAAAACGACCCTACATTGCTATTGGATGAGCAGTATAGGAATAAAAGTGTATCGTGAGCTACATTAACTGGTGTAGCAAAGCCAACCACTACAGTTAAGACACCAACGAGTATGTCAGACTTTGATAATATGAGTGATGATGATTTCTTAGCTTGGAGTGATGGACAAGCTAGAGCAGAGAGAGTAGCCAAATGATACGTTAAATAATCCAGATTTATTTACCTATTTATTTACCTATTTATTAATTAACAAATGGCAAACAATTTAGATGCTTTTAGTCCAGAATATCGAAGTGCTAGAACACAGAGATTACTAAAGAAAAAACTCATTGCTAGAGAGATAGCAAATATGGAAGAACAATCTCTATTAAGAGATGGAGATATGGTACATAGACCATATTACTCTGATGTAGTAGTAAACAACTACACTAAAGGAGTAGATGTAACTGTACAAGATGTATCAGCTACTGATGAATACTTAGTAGTAAACAAATCAAAAGAAGCTACTGTATATATCGATGAAATCGATGTTAAACAGAACAAATACGATGCTGCTAACAAATACATCGACCGTATGACTTATGCTTTGAAGAAAGATATTGATGGTGCTTTCTTACAAGAAGTATTGAATGCTAACTTACAAATCTCTGATGGAGATATGTGAGGAACAGCAGGAAATCCTATCACTGTAACTGTATCAAATGCTTTCTCATTGTTCACTAAAACAGAAGCAAAAATGAATGCTAACGATGTAGAAGACACAAAGGCTTGGTTTTACGTTATTACTCCAGATATGAAAGCTGCTATACAGCAAACAAATCTAGTAAACGGATTTAATCAAGCTGATGCTGCTCTTAGAGGAACACTTAAAGGAGTAGGATACTTAGGAACTTGGGGAAATTTCAACTTATTTGTATCTAACAACGTAGCACATACAAATAAAGTTACAATGAGTTCAGTAGCTGCTAATGATACATTAACTATCAATGGTGCAACTATTACTTTCAAAGCAACACCTTCTGCTGCTGGAGAATGTAAAGCAACATTAGCTGCACTTAAAGGAATGATTAATGGAGAAATGGCTACAGCTGGAGATTACGTTGAGTTCTCAGCTGCAGACAGAGCTAAATTATTATCAGTAAATGCTAAAGCAATAGATGATGGAACAAATGTAACAATAGTTACATCTGGACACGTAGAATATGCACAAAGTGGAGTTACGCTTTGAGGAGAAGTAGCTCACTGTTGGGCAGGACAATATGGATGTACAGATATGGTAATTCAGAAAGATGTAGCAATTCAAAAGAACAAAGAGCCAAAGAAAACAGGATACAACTATCTTTGTTGGACTTTGTATGGAATTAAAACATTCACTGAATGAGCTAAGAGATGTATTGAAGTATTGGTATCAGCTTAGTCCCTCATTCTCTTATATAGTCGGCTGTCGAAAGGCAGTCGGCGAACTTAAGAGGATGGATTTATATCTACTAACTAATTAATGAAACCAAGTGAAATAATATCATTAGCCAGAAGGCAGACTGGATGTACAGAAGATATAGTAACAACGGAAGAAGCATACAGATTTCTAAACTTTGTAATTGAAGACTTTTGAGCAGATATAAGGAACTCTGATAGTTGATACTGATTTGATATACTAGATATAGCTGTAACATCTGGACAAAGTACATATACATTTACAAATACAGACTGAACATTATCTAACAGTTTTCCATTACATAAGATACAAGCAGTATGGTTGTATGACAATAACGCTAAAAAATGGAGAGATTTACCAGTTCATTTCGTTGACAAAGTAGATAAGAACAAGCGAGAGAGTGAGAAACAGCCACTTGCTTGTTTTATCACAAGAGAGAGCGTTAATTTAATTCCTACTCCAAAGGAAAGCACAAATATGCAAATTTGGGGATTTAACTATAACGAAGAACTAACAACAACAGATGATTTAGAGAGTGATATATGGATACCATCAAGGTGGCATTATGTATTAGTAGAGTGAATGAAATACCGAATGTATGGTAATATGTGAGTAAACTTTGAAACACCTAGAGCTAATGCTAGAACATTCTACGATAATGAGAAAATGAAAGCAATACAGAACATAACAGATAGAGGACAATTAGCAGATACTGCATACTTACCAAATTTAAACTTCTTAAATTACTAACCTAATGGCTGAAACAAAAATCTGACCTATATTTAGATGAGCGAATGGAGGGCTTTCTGATGACTTATTTACAGGTATCAGAAACTCCTTTTATTATTCAAATGATATGGAGGTAAGGGAGGACGCTAAAAGTATCTACCCAAAACCTATACCAGCCTATATAGATAGATATAGCCAAGTAATAATATGAACTGGTGCTAGTTGAGAAAGTTATGTAAAGAATGTAACATACTCTAGTGAAGAAGGTGGTTGGTTAGTATGTACTAATAAGAAAATCTATCTAGTAGATAATAATTGAGCTACATTACTATGTACTCTTAGTGGTACTATATGTGATTTAGAATTATTTAACTGATATATCTATATATCTACAACTACTAAACTTTACTATAAGAGAGATAATTGAGCATATTGGACTGATTTAGAGAGTGCTACAAGCGATAGTGATGAAGATTATGGAGTAATGGCAATAGCATTAACAAGTAATCAACAGCACCCATTATATGCTACACATAATATCTTATGTGTATGAGATACTAATAAGATGTGGAAGGTAACAAAGACTATTCCAAATCTATTACAAGCCTGATTTGATATACAGAAAGAGTATAATATCAGATTTATAAATGAGCTTTGAGGGTATATAAGAATAATAGCAGTAAATGAGCCTTATGGTAGTGAGTTATTACTATGGGACTGACAATGAGATAGTATAGATGAAAGAATACCATTAGATTGATACTCTATAATAGGAAGTGAGGTATATAATGGTTATCAATACTTACTAAGCCAGAAATGATTAGGATTAATGAACTGATACCAATACTATATAATCAAAAAAGCTGAATGAGATGTAGAACTGTCTTCAAGAGGTATTTATAATAATATGTGTGTATATGATGATAAATTATACTTTGTTACAAAACAGTGAGTATATATCTACTGAGCAAAGAATAAGAATTATGCAGATGTGTTAAGTCTATGGCACGAAGTAGAAAACTGATACTCTATGTGAGCAATAGGAAGTTATAAATGAGGAATAATGGTAACACGTAATTGGAGGTATTATCAATGAGAAAATGAGCCTATCTTAGTATGAATAAATACGTGATTACCAGATACTTGAGAAATCCAAACAATGTGCTACTTCTGAACATCAATGAGTGAGATAAAACAGAGTGAGTATATTAGAATTGGTTATCATTTAGGTAAAGAATGAAATAAAAGTGGAGATATACACGTATATTATAGAACAGAAGCAGATGCTACAACAGATAATCCAGAAGATTGGCAACGACACCCAGTACAGATAAACGATACAGGTTTAAGTGCTAGTTGGGATATGAGAAGTCCATTTGCTACTACTCTTAAACTTAATTGTAGATTTCAATGGATACAATTCAAATTTGTATTAAAGAACTGTAGTTATACAGTAAGTTGAACTAGATACACAAAGGATACAAACTTATATAGTGCAGATTTATATTATAATGTAATGTTAGACTAATGTTAGAGGCTTGGGAAAAAGCAGATAAAATATGATACCAATATATCTGAGAAGAAATCAGAGAGCCTTCTAATATTGTAGAATATAATATAAATAAGGAGATAACAAAAGATGCCTCAAATGTAATCAATGCCAATAACGATACCACAACGTGAATGGCTACACTAATCTACTGAGTGAACGCACCTAAGTTATTAGAGAAAACAAGTGTGTATCGTAATGAAGCACCTTTACAATGACAGTCAACATTAGCATTCGCTCAGACTTTAGTCCGACCAGATGATTATACTTGAAGTATAAGAACAGCAACAATAACAAAGAATTATGGTAATATAACATTTGAGAATGTGTCTATAGAAGCATATTATAATAACTGAGTACAAACATCAAGATATAATTGAGTAGAAGTGCCTGTGAGTTGATGGTATCAATTAGATATAACTTGGGCTAGATGAACTTGAAGTTCTTGATTAACAAGCACTTGGATAAAGAAAGCCACTTGAATAAGTGGTGGAGAAACCATTAAAGAACACTTAAATCAAAATGCGTGAATAGTAACAGAGAGTATGAAATATTACTTTAATACTTGAGATAAAATATACGTATATAATGAATTTACAAGCACACTATCTACATCAACGCATAATATGACTACAACGATAGTTATTACATTATTGTAAAGTCAATACAAAAAGCAAAAGAGATAGTTGAAAAACAGTAAATAAATATAAACATACCCATAAGGGAATTTAACCTTAACATAATATAAATGTGAGTAAAATTAACAGCAGAGCAGAAAGCAGACATTATAAATCAGTATAAGTCTTGAGATAAAGAGGGTGCTTTGGCAACGGCTAAGAGTATCAATAGTGGGACTACTTTAAATAGTATGAGTACAAGTGTAGCTACCAACAATTCAAGAAATTCACAAGTCTGAACTGGAAGTACAGCACCTATGAACACTCCTACTACAACTACTACAAAACAGAACACAACAAAGCAAGAACAGAATATGACACCTATCACTGAAATGGTGGGTGGTATGTCAACAGCTAACTGACCTACTAAGTGAACATTACCTACAAACAAATCTTCTAACCAATATATGTCGCCTATGACTGATATGGTATGAGGTATGTCCACTCTAAACTGACCTAGTCAATGATATACAACTAAAGACCTTAATGCTATTGCTAACCAATGGAATGGTTTATCTTACGAACAACAGCAAGCTAAACTAAAACAATATCCAGCATTAAAGAACTATTTGGCTACAAAATGAATAACAGAGAAAAGGCCACAAAGTACACCAGTTACTAAGACTTCCTCTCCTGCTCAAACAAAGCCAGAATGGGATTATCAAGATAACAGCCAAGCTAGAATGGATGAAATAGCTGATAATCTCGATAAATATAGGCAGACTAATCCATATCTATTTGATGATTATAGTATGTTCTATAATTTCTTTATTGACTGAAAATGAAGAAGCCAAGACCAAATAAATTTCCTAAACGATTACTTTAACAGAATACAAGATACAAATAAATACAACAACCTAACTCCTTGAGAAGTGGGTAGCTGATTAGTTAATGGAACTATACCAGATAGTTATTTAAGCGATATACAAAATATAGACCCAGAAAGAGCTGCTGCTATTAAAGATGAGAAAAAGAAAGCAGAAGATGTAATAAAAAACAACTCTTTCCTAGAAAGTGCAATGAAAGAAGTTTGATATGAAGATACTGATTTCTGGACATGGAATAAGAAAGAAATGTTATATAGAGATGAAGATAACGACTGAATAGATGATAGAAATTATCATGCACCAACAGAAGAAGAAAGAGCTAAAGTAGATAGGAACTTTGAGATAGAAGCAGAATTATTAGATATTGATAATACAATAAAACGTACATACGATGATTATAGAGAGAAATATCCTTGAGCCACAAAAGCAGAGTTAATGGCTATGGCACAAGATACTAATAATGATTTACTAAAAAAGAAAGATGATTTACTTGTAGAACAAACAAAACTACAGTGAACTATTAAATATCTACAAGCTGAAAGGCAAGAAATGGATAAAGCTGGACAGCTAACTATACAGAATATACAAGATGATTATGGAATATATCTAAAAAGCCCAGAAGGACTAAAAGCTCAATATGCTGCTACAAATGTAACACTAGAACAAGCTGATAATGGAAGTGATACAGATAAACAACTAGCATTAGATAGAGTATTGAGTGATTACTATGCTAAATATGGAGATATAATCCAAAGACCAATGTCGCAAGTGATAAACGATGTAATGGAATATGCTAAAGAGAAAGGAATAAGCCTATCTCAAGCATTACAAGAAAATTTTGTAAAACCATTACAGAGTAAACCAGAATACGAACAACTTAGTAAACTAACTTCTAGTCCAGATGTAGTAAGAATAGGAACAGATGCTAATGGAAATCCTATATACTGAACATATAACTCTACTACATGAAAATTTGAGGCTATAGATTTATCTGGATATGGAATAGGTGGAAATTACGGTGGAAATTACTGAGGAAACTATGGTGGATACTACCCTACTTGATGAGAAGGCGTAACTCCATGAGGTGTAAAATATACAACAGTTAGTGAAGAAGGTAAAGTTAATTGATTATCAGATTTCTTGTGAAATTTGAGTGTATGAGATTATGGTGGAGAATGTTGAGCATTTGTGAATGATTACTTACAGAATATATGAGCATGAAGAATATACGATAACGATTTATCTACTAAGCTAAAATCAATAAACAGCGATACTCCAGAAATATGAAGTGTAGCAGTATTTGATTACTCTAACGCACCAGCTAATTCAAGTATTAGTGATAAAGCTAGAAAATATGGACACGTATGAGTAGTAGTATGATATAATGCAGATGCTGGAACAGTAACAATAGTAGAAAGTAATAAAGACTGAGATAAACTAATATCTGCACCTAGAGAAATACCTCTTAGCAATTTGTATCTAAAATGATACTTTAATCCATCACAGTGATATACTGAAAGTGGTAAAGCTATAAATAACTTTGGTGGTAAATTTGCTAACGATAGTGACTGGAATAATAATGGATACTTTAATTCATTAGTGCCATACTTCAAAACAGCAGTAAGTGAATGAAAAATAGACTTAACAGATGCTAAATATAAAGATGTACTAGCTGATTACTGAATTACAAGTAAAGAGTTTAATGAAATGGCTACTAATTATGCTAATACTGACTTAAAGAGCTGATGAGCACAGCAGGCATCAAAAGCACTAGAACAAGCTATTAAAGTATATGAATTATTGTACTGAAATAAGAGCTGAAATGTATCTACCAACTGGCTTCTTAGAAATACTGCATGATATGTGTTGCCTTGAAGCGACCAATTCGATGCTAAATGAGAGTTTGATAGTCTAATGAAAAGATTATCTTTAAACGAATTGTTTGCTGCTAAAGATTTATGAGCTACATTCGGTGCAATGTCAGATAGTGAATGGAATTTATTGGAAAATGCAGCAACAGATTTAAAATGGGGAAGAACTAACTTTGGAGAGAACTTAGAATATCTAATAGAAAGTTTGTATGATGCAGCAGTGGACTGAAAAGCTACTATGCCTAGAAACTTTGCATGAAGTGGTGCTGAACAAATGTTAAAAACAAGGAAAGCTGAATGAAGTGGAATTGGTGGAAGTAAATTCCAAGACAGCTGACAAACTAACGATATATATTCAGATTTATATGATTAAATTAAACTAATGGTTATTTGAGTAAACCCAATATGAGCATGAATAAACTGAGGATGGGGTACTGGACTTTGAGCTTCTATAAGAACTTGAGTAATAGCTTGAGAAGAATTATCTAAAGCATCTCAAGAGAAGAAAGTAAAGGACTACTTTGATAATAGACAGAAAGTAAATAACGATATAGCAACATGAAAGATAAAAAGCTGAAATCCATGACAAGATACTATAGCAGTTAGAAAAACCAACTTAGTTAATATGTTTGCTGCTGATGCTTTAGAGAAATGAGCTAATCCAGATAAGGTAATGGCTATTACTAAGAAACCAGATGAGGTATTAAAGAGATTAACTTCATTATGAGAGCAGCAAGCCAATGCAGTAAATGAATACCTTATGAATGGTTGATATGCTGATAGAGTATTTGACTATGTAATGGGAAAATCAAAAAACCCATATACTAAAGTAGATGAGAATGCTAGTAATTTCTTAGGTTGATTAAAGAGCGTACCACAACAGACTATTGGTACGGCTTTAGATTTGGCTAATAAGGGATACTCAAAAGTAGGACTTACTAAAGAAGCAGAAGAACAGAATAAAAAATCTTATGAAGAATACAACGAACTAACATCTTCACTAAATACAGAAGAATACAATGCCTATAAAGAATGAAAAGCTAAATGAGATAACATCTTTAACAAAATGTTTGATACAGGACTTCATAAGAAATATGAAAACTTTAATGAACAAGGTCAGAGTTTTGTTAATGGTTGAGTAATAGATAAGGCATGAATGTATGATGCCTACGATGAAGCAGTAAAAGAATGATTTAGTGGTAGTGTAGAAGACTATGCTAGATATATGGATAATATGGCCGCTCAAGTATCTGGTGGTATATCAGATGCTGTAAAAAGAGAGATAGAGAATACTTATGATACAGAAAGCTGAGCATTTAAGGCTGGTAAAGTAGTATGAGATATAGCAGAGTTTATGGCTACTCCAGAATTAAAAGTAGTAAAATGAACTAAATATATACCTGTATTATGAAAATTCTTAGAGAAATGATGAGAGAAGATGTTAGAAAAATATCCTAAAGCTACTAAACGATTAAGTGAATTAGATAAATGAATAGAATGAGGTGTTAAATTCCAAGCATTAGAAGATGCTTATAATAATGAGTTATCTAGTGCAGAGAAATATCTAACTACTGCTGCTATGAATGCTGCAATATGATGAGCATTAAACTGAATATGAACTTTGTTATGAAAAAGCAGACCTATAAATACTTGATTAAAACGACTTGGGTCGCCTAATAAAGCAGCACAGAAGTCTGTATGAACAAAAACTCTTAAGGAACGAGATGAGATGAGTAAAATATCTAAAACAGCTGCAGAAGATTATAATGCAGAAATAACTCCAAGAACAAAGATATTAGAGAAATTAGAAGAAGCTAAAAAGTTTTTAATTGATAAAAGAATAATAAAATGACAAAAGCTAGAAGAAATAGAATGAAAGATAAAGTTTGACCGATGAAAGTGATTAAAATATGATGCTAATGATATGCTAAAAGAAATAGAAAATTGATTTAAGGAATTATGAAAGAAAAAGAAATGGGGTAAAAATGCCAAATATCCAGAGTTCTTTAAAGACTGAAAAACGTTTTTAGATGATGAAACTAAAAAAGTTCTAAATTCTTTTACTAGGGATGAATGAGATAAGGTAATTAGATTATGAGATGAAATGGAAACATTACGAAACGATATATTTGTTAATACTGATAGAGCAATGGATGCTACAACATCTCAAGAGTTCTATAAATGATTAAAATCTCTATTAAAAGATAAATGATGGACAAAAAGATGACAATGAACAAAAGTGTTTAGAGAGGCTTTTGATACGATAAAATGAAAATTCACAAACAGTTTGAGTAAACCATCGCAAAAAGCATTAGCAAAAGCTGAGGCAGAAAGTGCAGAAAGCATTAGGATATCTAATCTGTTTGATGATATGGTTTGAAGATTAGAAAATAAGCCTGCTTGAGTTAGTGCGGCACAATGAGCAGAAAAAGCAGTACAATGAGATGAGGCTACAAGAGAACTATTTAAGCTAATCAAGAAATATACAAAAAGCAAAAAATATCCAGATGGAATAGATATGAATAACGAGATATGAGCTTGGGTAACCAATATGGCAATATATAATCCAGAATATGCAAGACAATTAGCTGCAACTATATACCCATCTATGCCTTGAATGTATGAATTTATTATTAAAAATGCTCTATGATGACTTAAGAAAAAGGTTGCTAGGACTTATACAAAAGACTATGAAACTGCAGGTGCATGGGGAACAATGAATAGTGCAATACAACAATTACATAAATGAGAACAGAGTATAGCGAACGCAGCGGCACCTGTTGCTTGATGATTATATGAAATAAATAAGGATGATTAATTTACATCAATATAAATAAACTATGGAACAAATAGCAGTGAACTTTACAGACTGATGAGTACCAAAGACTTGATTAAGTCCTACTGTTACCATTATTGGTAGGGACTGACAAAAATATATAGAAGACTGATTATGCACAGAGTTAGGTTACTGATGGTACATATACAACTTTGATAGGTATAATCCAGAAAAGGTATATCTATATGTATTTGACGGTGGCTCAGCTTTATCTTCTGATTATGATAGATATAAGTTTGGTGGTAATGAATTTGATGCCTACTCTAACAAATACTCTTGGGGTAGAACTGCTGCACCTTACTTTACTTCTATCAATGGTAGATTTGACTGAGTAGATAAAGCTATACAGAAAGCTGTAAAGAGCAGAAAAGAGTATAATGATAAAGAGGTAAGAAAAAGTCTGAGTGAAATCAAGACAGCTATTAAATGAAAGTGAGGTTATGATGTTTATAAGAAACTTGATAGCCTTAGCTGAATTTTAAGCGATATAAAACAAGCTGTAGTGGACACAAGTGCCACTAACGACTGAAACAGCTCTAAAAACTTTTCTGGTATCAATGGAAAGCTGGATTTAATGGCAGAATATGTAGTTAAAATCAAATCAGATATAGATAATGAACTAAATAATGTATCTGAAACAATAACTAACTCTATCACAGAATGAAATACATCATTAAATGAAAGTATGAGTAATAGAGTAACCATAGAACAGTTGTTACAGCAAGTAGAGAGATTAGAGAATAAACTGAATGAGGTAGTAGATAGTGTAGTAAGTAAGAGATTACCACAAGAGCTTACAGATAAATATGATGTAAATGTAAGTAGAAAAGGCTGAATGAGTGAAGAAGAAGTAATGCAAGCCTTATGAATACCTACTAACTATGGTAATCAATACTGACTAAATCAGTGAATGAGTGAATGAATAGAGATGTGAATGAATGAGGGAATGGAAGAATGAATGGAAGAATGATTATGAATGGCTAGGGAACAGTGAGTAAATGCACCAGTAGATATGCAGTGAATAGCTGAGCCAGAAATGCCTTTAAATTATTAATCAATAAACAATGGTACAAATTATAAAATCTAATTGATGATGAGGTAACTGATGAGGTGGTGGCGAATGAGATATGAAAAGGAGTGTATATGACCCAAATAATGTAGGTAAGAATGTATATGACTATACCTATTTCATAAACAAGCCAACTATACCTACAAAAGTATCACAATTACAAAATGATAGCTGATTTACCTCAAATACAGGAACAATAACAAGTGTAAAAATGAATGGTACTACAGTAGCAAGTAGCTGAGAGGCTGACTTATGAACCGTAATAACATCACACCAAAACATAAAAACAGTAAATAGTAATAGTTTAGTATGAACTGGTAATGTATCAATAAATGAAACAAAAGTAAGTGCAACAGCACCGACATCTCCTACTGAATGAATGGTATGGTACGATACAACTAATGATGTATTAAAGACATACGATGGAACTACTTGGAATGAAGTATGAAGTAGTGGTGGCTCATCAGCATTAACTACATTCATATTAAATGACCCAGAGGAACAGAAAACAGAATTATATAATTGGTGTAGAACCTTCTGGGGTGGAGATAAAGTACCTGTAATTATATCTTGAGATGGTGGTGCTTGTTACTATTGGAGTATGGGTTATAGAGATAGAGATGTGTTCTTTAATGGTACGAATGTTATAGAGATAATATATGAACGTGATGCTACAGAGGTAACAGGAATACATAAGTTTGTATGGTATCCTATAGATGCTAAATTCTATATAAGTTCAGACTTGAGCGATATAGCTTCTATATGACAAGAGGTGGCAGACTGGTTAAACAACACAAGTCAATACCCCACAACAACAGATTATAAAGATGCTACAGTATTTGTATGAGATATGCCATATTATAGAGTATGAAGTGTTATAGCTGATGGTAACAATTATGTAATAGCATTCTATGAAGACGGCACTAGAATACAAAACGCCAGTAGTCAAACAAGAACGTATAGAAGTGAAATAAGATTTACGTTTAGTTATACAAATGGTGTTTGGGCTTATGTATCTGAGGCACATAGTTATATACAAATATTTACTCCTTATGTGCTAAGAACAGATTATGATTATCCTACTCCATACACACCATTATACAATGGAAGTCCAGCTACAAAGAAATATGTAGATGATAGTGTAAGTGTAGTAAGTGGAGATAGTGGTACAACCTATACAATAAAAGTAAGTAATTCTGACCCAGCAAGCTGAACAGCTAGTAACATAATAACTTTAGTTCCTTAGAATAACGATGGGATTATTTATATGAAGTAACCAACCTAGTAAGATATTCGTATGAGATACCCCTATCTCTAAGGTTTTTGTGTGAGATAAACAGGTGCGACCTAGTTCACAACCAATAACAGAAATCTGAATATATTGGAGTGAGAGCCTATGAGTGATAAGTTTTCAGACTTCTGCTTGAAATGGTATAAGTATTGCAGATAAAGACTTATGAGCCACAACAGTTTTATGACAAGGTAATTGATACCAATGGGGAAATAACCACCCACGAGAATATTGAGTTAATCCTATAAGCACAAGTACCACATTAGTAAATGCTAGTGCTTATTGACCTTGAAATTACTATAATAGCTCTACTTTTATAATAAATAACGAGTATTGGGATAGTTCTATAAATAACAATTTATGGTGATGAACAACAAATACATACGAAGCAAGGAGATGACCTTGTGTTGAATGATGGCATATTCCAAGTTTAGCTGACTTTACCACATTAGTTAATGCTATAAGTAGCATAACTTGAAGTGTTAATTGAACAAAGATAACAAATTATTGTAAACTTAAAAATATGTATACGATAGTTGGTATCACGTGAGAATGGGCAACTGCTTGATGATGGAATGGTATATTAAGTTCAGATGTAATATATGTTTCAGGGAAATATAGACAAAGGCTATTATATGTATCTTGAAATTCATATAATGCAACGAATGAACACTTCTCCAAATGAAATTGATGACAGTATAGAGCATTCTCTAATATATTCATTCAACCAACAACTTCACGGATTAAACTGAACAGCTTACAGAACATAAATCTAACACCAACAAATGAGATAAACATCACACCTAATAATAATGGTAGTGGTAATGTACAAAGTATTTAATTATTAATTATATAATCAAATGAAATTAACAGCAACAACAACATCTACAAGCCTACAAGATTTAATTAAGGCTTATGATGAAACTAATAGTACAGAGGTACTTAAAAATGTATTTGAAAGACAATGGACTAATCTTTGATTTGGAATAGAGATAATGAAAGATAGTGCAGACATCTATGTAGAAACAGTTTTAGATGAAGCTACAGCTGATAGCAGACCTGTAAATGATACTGCACCTATCTTTGCATTCAATATTGATAATTTAGATAAGGTTTACATCTATTGAAATTGAGATTTCTTCTTATCTATTGTTTAGTTCGTAACAAATAGAAGAAAATGTTTAATAGAAAAATCTGAACTATATCGTGGAAAATCCACCGACCTTATGAATGAATGGCTATTGGTGGTTGAACTCCCACTTACACTAAAGAAGTAACAGGAAACTGATACATAGATTTAACTGATGCAGTAGTTAATAAACTTTTGGAATTAAAAGCCTACTGATGATGTGTCCAAGCTAGCACACCTACACCTACTACTCCTGTAGATATAAAATGTAATAATGGTGCTTTGAAAGTAAGACATCAAAGCGGTTTGCCATTGGGATATACTCAACTAACCTATATACAGTCTGATGGTCGTCAGGTGATAAATACAGGGTATGTTTTACAAGAAACAGATAGTGTCGAAGTTGATTATAAACTTACAGATTTGACCAGAACTGGTGATAAATTTATACTGGGGGCACAACCTGTTTCCGATACTTCAATCGGTGGTTTTTGGGTTGAAACATACAATTCTAGTAATATCTGGTATATAAGGTATGGTTCTAGTGCCTCGGCAAATACTTATGGTTCTGTTACACCAACATCGCAACTAAGCGGAACGCTGGCAATTAGTAAAAACAGTTTTGTTGTAAATGGTGTAAAAATACTGACACCGGACTTTGTCAGTATGCCAGTAAACCCAATGACAATATTTAACAGAATTTCACTTGATGGTTCTATTCCGAATAATGGTGCTTCTGCCCAAATTAGTGAAGTGAGAGTAAAAAATGGAAACAACATTGTTCATAAATATATCCCTGTTCGTAATAGTAATAATGAACTGGGTATGTATGACCTTGTTTCAGGACAATTCTTTACGAACCAAGGCACGGGCGACTTCGTTGCAGGCGACCCAGTAAATGACCTTGAAATCTACACAGACGGCACAGTGGAAACGATAAACGCACACGGAAAGAATTTGTTTGATGTTGTAAATGTGCCAGAAGAATTTATAGCAAATCTGACTTATACAAGGTCGGTAGGGCAATTAAATATAACGGTCAATGGTGGCTATGCAAGATTAAAACTAGAATTACCACAATTAGTTGTCGGTGAGGAATATACTTTTTCTTTTAATAGCGATACTACAGGTATAGGAAACATTAGGATTGTTTCAGATACTGGAAGCGGTTATTCTGATACTCTTGCCAATAAAAAGATTACAATTGGCGACAATAGCGTATCATTTACGGCAACATATAAGACATTGTATGTATTTTGGTATCCAAGAACTAGTGATTTTACAGAACAATTTAGTTATATAATAAGTGATATTCAACTAGAACTCGGTAGCACTGCTACAACATATGAACCATACTATAACGGTGGAACAGCAACTTGTGAAGACTTATTATGAGTATGAGACTATAAAGATGAACAAGAGATATTGAGTGGAAATGTGGTAGTAAAATGTGGAGTAATTGTATTTGATGGAGTAAATACTTGAGCAAAGGTAACAGCAGTCAATGCCAACGAAGGAAAATATTACGCTGTTTGTGGTGGACAAACAAATGCAGTTGCAACAACAACTAATTTATTGTCTACACACTTTAAGGCAGGTGCTTTTTCAAGCGGTTATGATATAGTTTATACCGTAGCAACCAATCTTGTTTTGGTAAGTAGCGACCAATCTTTAACAACGGTTAATTCGTATAACCAATGGCTTGCAGACCAGCTTTCAGCTTGAACACCTGTAATAGTAGTGTATCCACTAGCAACTCCTAAAACATTGAGTGTAGCTTGACAGAGTTTATCTATACCTGCTTGAGATAGTAGAATTGAGATAGTAGAGTGAAGTATATTGAACTTACCACTTTATGCTAAGTATAAGAGTACAACAGAATAATTTATTTCTTAATAACAACTAGAATGACACAAGGAACTTGAGCTATTATGAATGTAGCTTGATGATTAGCATTAGGTGCTATACTAGATTATTTCTGAATGAGTTGAGAAACACTTATTATACTTAGTGCTATGCTGATACTAGACCGAATATTCTGAATTGTAGATGCCTATATACAAGGAACATTACAGTCTAAGGTTATGGTTAATGGACTAATCAAGAAGCTAACAAGGTGGTGTTTTCCTTTCATAGTGATAGCAGTATTGAGATGAGCAGGATTTAGTGAAGTAGATTTAATCTCTACTGCTATGCTATCTATCTTGATAGTAGCTGAATGATATAGTATTGTGGGACATATCTACTCTATTAACTATAAAGAAACTCTACCAGAATTAGATGCTTTGAAGTCGTTATTTGAATGGATATGAAAATTATTCAAATGAAAGGTGGATGAGATAAACAAGAAATAGTTTAGTTCTTAATCTAAACAAAATGCGAGAATACAAAATAACAAAAAGCTGACTATGATACAACATATATAAAAAGAAAGAGATTAACTGACTACTATATGTATATTTCTTAGGTAAAGAAGATGAATGGAGATTATGAAAACAATATGCTAAAACATTTTACCATAAAGAAGATGCTATGAGCCATTTAACTTTAGCAAGATATAAAGATGGTAAAGAAAATTCTGATTAAAATAATAATAGGAATAATACTAATAGTAGTCAGCTTTTTATTTGTATCTAATGTATGTGGGACTATCTAATCTACAAGCTATTTAGGAATAGGAAAAAGATAAAGAAAATCATTTTAGCTTATTATCCTAAAAGGAAGAATGTGAGAAAGATATGGAAAAAGAGA